GCTTGAGCAGCACGGGACTTCTTTTGAGTATGGTCCAGTCCTTGACTATCATGCTGGTCAACAGTACTCTAGTAGTTACTCCGGTAATCTTGATTACTGGGGTCCCTATTCGGGGCACTGTGACGGCACGGTTAGTCAAACGGGAGCTTGCGCTCCTGATGACCACTTGGACTATAATGGATTGAAATATCCATTTAGTCTACCTTTTATCGGGTTTGATCCCGGTATAAGTTATTCAAACTTCGATATTCGAAGTCTGATTCCCGGTTTCAACGGATATACTTTTAAAGACGTTATTGTCGATATTGGTATGATGTTGAGAGGTCTTGCTATGGAGCTACAAGTCATGAAGCACACCGAGGAGTACTGGAAGCAATCGCTTTCAGAATGCCTTGTTGATGCCTTGAATGGTTTGCGTCTCCTGCAGATCGACTCGATCGCATATTTACGCGATCTTGGCGACCTGTCCCGCGCCCTATCGATATTTAAGGAAATCAAGCGTCATCCCTTGTCCAAAAAGACTTGGGCTGACACTTTCCTGACGTATCGATACGGGTTACGTCTGTTTGCGAATGATACTTTGTCGATTGCGAAAGCAATCAACAAAGAGGTAACTCGCAGTACAGAGCCGTTTCAAACTGCCCGTGGTATGCGTAAACGGAGTGTGCCTATGTCGTTCGGTAATCCAATCGAACAGACTATGCGCGTCAAAGTTTATGCAGACAACTACAGTTTGACCGACATGAGTTTGATAGCCGCGGCTAGAAGTATTGACCTCTATCCGTCGTTATCGAACCTATGGGATCTAATCCCATACTCCTTTGTCGTCGACTGGTTTTTGCCGGCCGGCGAAATCCTAGGCAAGCTCGACGCATACTCTGATGTGCAAGATTTGCACACCAGGTCATGCGTTGCGTCTGTCAAGAGCACGAAGCTTGATCACATCAGTGGGGCCTTTGGCTATAGTGGCGACATAAAAGCCGTCTGCTATCAGCGCGAAGTCCTTACTCCTAATGAGATGTCTCGTGCGCTCTCCTCCGATTCCGTCAATTTTCTTGACGGAGTAACGCCAATCCACTTTTTTGATGGGTTAGCGTTACGATTCCAGCGTCGTTGACGCTTTCGTCACCGGGTTTACACCGGTAGAAAGGAGACAATCATGTCTCAAACTACATCTTGGTGTCATACTGACACCGCTTTGGCAACGAAACCAGCTGTTATTCAGCCGGATTCGATCAATTTCTCGAAGGATTTCTCCAAACGGGAAACCAAAGCCGACAGCGCCGTACTTGTCAATACTACTTCCCCGCTGGACCGACAGGAAACTGTCAAGTTCAGCTGGAGCAAGATTGGCAACGTGTATAGCAACACGGGGATCGATCAGTCCGCTTATTCACCGAATAAGACGGGCGTATCGGCTCTCATGCAGCTCAACACGATTTTGTCTGTGACAGATTCTGTCACGGGCAAACGTACGGATCTGCCGATTTCCGCCCATGTCGTGCTCAAGGTACCGAACCACGAGGAGATCACCCCAACAGTGTTGGAGTCGGTCGCCACGAGGCTGGTTGCCCTGATGTACGAGGAGAGCGGAACCGATGCAGGCACGCGGCTGAACAGCCTCGTGCGCGGTGCGTGCCTTCCTAAAGCGTTGGCTTAAGGAGGCGACACGCATTGTCTAC